CACATGTAATTACTTTTGGACGCGTGCGCCGCTTTATTATCGTATGCTTCATAGCGGTTTGCCCGGGCTTATCTGCTCAAAAATGCCGAGAGTGCTATTCGGCAACGGCATATCTCCTACGGTGTCCGTTTACAAGGATAACGGCGACGTGGATAAGACGAAGACAAAGACGGCTACCGATTACGCGTTACAGCTTATCGATAAGGTTAATTTACGAGACGTATTGACCGAATGCGCCACAAATGAAAGTTGGGGCGGTCACTCGTTTATAAAATTCTCTTACGATACGGAGCTTTCGAATTATCCTATTATCGAAGCTTCGGACATAATGTCAACGGAAGTAGTTAAAGAGCGCGGTATTACCGTAGCGATTATCTTCAAAACATGGTATGAGAGAGAGAAAGGACAGAACACAGGCTTAGGAAGCCGCAAATACCGCTTAGACGAGATTTACACGACCAACGACAGCGGAGATGCTGTTATTCGTTATGAGCTTTACGAGACTTCTACGGGCGAAGATAAGCGCGTGCCGCTCAACTCTATACCCGAAACGGCAAAAGTCGTTGAAACGGTAAACGAGAACGACGAGATAGTATTTAAAGGTTTGCAAGGCATGCTTGCCTTTGAAAAGCCTAACCGCTTGCCGTCGTTAATGTTCCCGCATTCAAATTACGGTGCTTCCGACTTTGAGGGCGCGACCGATTCATTCGACGCGGTAGACGAAGCGTATTCGACCATTATCAACGAGATAAGAGACAACAGGACGTTAAGGTATTTTAAGAGTACGGCGTTTCGGCGAGACGAGGACGGCAACGTTATAACACCCGACGACGGCTTTACGAAGAATTATGTGTGTACCGAAAGCGACGTAGACCAAGAGCAAGGCGGCGAAAAAAACCGCATGATAGACCAGGTAAACGACAAGACGGAAGAGCATAAGCAGAAGTATTTAACGGCTGTTACGGTGGCATTAAACAAAGCGGGCTTATCTCCTTACTCGATAGGCATAACGGGGCTTGAAAGTATCAACCAAAGTGCCGAAAGCCAACAGGAACGCAACAAGGTAACGCTTGAAACGCGTAAGGCAAAACTCGAGCTTTGGAAGCCGTATCTTTCGGCAGTATTAACAAAGCTTTTGGCATTTAATACATACCTTTTAAAGACGGTAGGCGTAAAGCAAGACGATTTACCGCTTGAAGACATGAATATAACGCTCTCAACCGTTACGGTTGATTTCGGCGAGTATTTGCAAGATACCGACAAAGACCTTGTGGATATTTGGGGACTTGCAAAGTCGCAAGGTATATCGTCTACGCAAAACGCCGTTCGCGAGCTTCATAAAGATTGGACGGAAAAGCAGATACTCGACGAAACAAATACGATTGCATTCGAGCAAGGCATGGCTACGGATACCCCGAACGGACTTCCCGAGCTTACGGGCGTTGACTTGGGCGACGATGAAGACGACGAGGACGATAAAGACAAGGGAAAGGGCAAGGACAAGGGCGGTGATACCGCTTGAGCGATTTAAGGTCGTTTACGCCTGTTGAGCCTAACACGGCGGGAAAGGCGTTGATAGCCGTTCAGACGGTCGTTACAAAGATAAAAGAACTGATAGTCGGAAGCGTGGCGAAAGGTGTCAATAAGGACGAAATAACGCGGCAACTCAACAAGCTTATTTCCGATTTCTGCAAGACGATAGACAACGAAGCGTTGCGAGAGCAGAACCGCAAGGCGTTGGTTACGGCGGCAAAAAAGTGGTATTACACAACAACGACGACGTTTGAGATAGTAAACAGAAACATGCTATCGATGAGCGGTAATATCTACCGTATCGGTGCGAATGATTCTACAAGTCACATAACCGAGCTTCGACCCCGACAAGACCGAGGAATTAACCTCGGCAAGCCGTTAATCGAGGATTATAAAAGAAGCGTAAGATTGGCGATGAAAGCCTTAGCGGCGGATCCGCCGCTTGTAGTTACGAGACGAGACGGTAAGACTTACACAATGCCGATTCGGAATCGTGCGGAAATAGCGGTGAGATACGACGCGAATGTGAAGGATTTGCAGAGGTTTGCAAGCTCTGGCGTTGACCTTGTTTGGACTTCACAACATCCGAACTGCTCGCCGAGGTGTAAAGACCTTCAAGGCAGGCTATGGAGCATAAGCGGCAAAAGCGGCAAGATAAACGGCATTACATATCGCCCCTTGTCGGAAGCTATACAAGGTAAGTTAAAGGACGGCAACGGCATTATAACGGGCTATAATTGCCGTCATAGACTTATAGAGTATACGTCGAACTCACACCCGCCGCAGGAGTTATCAGAGGCGGAGATAAAAAAAGAATACGCTATCGATAAAAAGCAACGCTCTTACGAGAACAATATTCGGCAGATGAAGACGAACGAAAGGCTTTTAAGAGCGGCAGGCGATATCGAGGGCGCAAAGGCGTTACGTAAACGGTGGCGGCGAGCTACAAAACTATATCAGGCGTACTCATTCGAGAACGGCAGACCGTTCTACCCAGACCGTTGCGTAATTGACGAAGTAGAAACAATTTAATAATTCAAGACGAGGTAATAACCCCGTCTTTTTTTATACCACTCGGCGGAGATTTAAACGCAAATATGCCTGGCAAGGCGTTTAAACATGCACTTGTCGGGGGAAGACACCCCATAAAACGCAGACAAGAAAGGAGACACATTATGACACTTAAAGAACTACTCGGCACCAGCTATCGCGACGGTATGCCCGTTGAAGAGGTTGAAAAAGCACTTGTTGACGCAGGCGTAAAGCTTTGCGACCTTGCAAAAGGCGAATACGTAGGGAAAGGGAGATATCAGACCCTTGAAGCAGACGTCAAGGCGAAAATGGAAGAAAACGCCGCGCTTGTTAAACAGCTCGATGAGCTTAAAAAGAACAGCTCTGAGAACGTTAAAGCCGAAATCGCTAAACTTCAGGAACAGCTCAAAGCAAAAGATGAGGAATACACGCAGAAGTACAATGCGCGCGAAAAAGAATACCTCATCGACGGCATTTTGAGAGATTCAAAGCCGAAGAACCTCGGCGCGCTTAAAGGCGCGTTAAACGGCAAATTCGACTTTACGAAGGCAGAAGTCAAAGACGGCAAAGTAGCAGGACTTTCCGAGATTCTCACTCAGCTTAAAGAATCCGACGGGTATTTATTCGAGGATTCCGTAGCTGCACCAAAAGGCGCGGGCTTACCCCCCGCAGGCAAGAACGCAGGCGCAAAGACCGATGAATTCAACTTCGGCTTTACAGGCGTCAGAGCCAAACCGCAGGGTTAAAAACAATAAAAAATAAAAAACAGGAGATTTAAATTATCATGGCATTCGCAAAAGCAGCACTTAATTACGCGGTAGCGTATTCGCAGGCACTTGCGCAGGCTTACCCCTACGCACTCTATTTCGGCAAACTTTACAACGTTGAGAACGATTCGAGATATCGCTGGGTAAACGCCGACACTATCAAGATTCCTAACCTCTCCGTTAAAGGACGTGTAAACGCGGACAGAGACGCAATCGCAACGGCGGCAAGAAATTACAACAACACATGGGAAACCAAAACGCTCTCGAACTTCCGTATGTGGTCTACACTCGTTCACCCTATGGATATCGCCGAAACGAACGTCGTTGCTTCGATTACGAACATAACCAAAGTTTTCAACGAAGAGCAGAAATTCAAAGAAAAAGACTGCTACCTTATCAGCAAGATATACAAAGACTGGACGGAGCAGTCTAAGACCGCAGACGCAACAGCAATCACCTCGGCGAATATACTTACCGTTATCGATAAGCTTATGGAGAATATGACCGAGAAGAGAGTGCCCACGCAGGGTCGTATCCTTTACCTTACCCCCGCGATGAATACATACCTTAAATCGGCGTTACAGCGTAGACTCACGGCTACGGACGACGTCGTTCGCAGACAGATTGAAATGCTCGACGACGTAGAAATCGTCGAAGTTCCGTCCGACTGTATGAAAACGGCGTATACGTTCACCGAGGGTTGCGAAGTCGCGGCAAAAGCAGGACAGATTAACCTCTTCCTCGTACACCCCTCGGCGGTTATTACCCCCGAGAAATACAGCTTCGTAAGCCTTGACCCGCCTGACGCCAAAACAAGCGGTAAGTATTACTACTACGAGGAAGCTTACGAGGACGTATTTATCCTCAACAAGAAAGTCGACGGTATCGCTTTCAACATCACCGCGAGCGCGTAAAATCAAAGCATAAGGGGCTGTAAAAAGCCCCTTCCCCTTTGTGGGGATAGGAGAAGAAAATGACTTTTCAGGAAGCGAACAAATTTATAGACGAATACGCAAGCTACACCGGCAAGGATTTAAACGAGGTTGTAAAGCTTCATCCTCAACTTTCCTTATTGTTCGGAAACGGCGCGGCGTTCGTTCAGCGTGTAGAAAGAATCATCACGGAAGAGATTAAATATCGCGCTCCGCTCGTTAATCTTGATGATATGTCGGATATCCAAAAAGCGGCTCTCAGAAACGCAATAACGGAGCAGATAACATATACCGTGGCAAGCGGGGATTTTAGCCTTATATCGGGCTACAATGACGTAGATAACACGTCTTTAAGTACGAAAGAAATACGGCAGAAAATGTTCTCGCCGTTAGCTATAAAAATATTAACCAACGCGGGACTTTTATATTCGGGGCTTGACAGAGCCGTAGTGCCGTGTTGGCTCAGAGGTTTAAGAAGATGATAAAAATCGGCATGGATTTGGCGATACTCAACAGACACGTTGTAAGCGAAGGCGGGGAGTATTTAGGCGCAAAGCTCAAAGGCGATAATTTCCTCGCGTATGAAACGGAGTTACCGCTTGCAAGCGAAAGAAACGTTATAGCCGGTACAACCTCGACGGTGAGCGACGTAACGCTTGCGCTTGCTACGTCCGATAATATTGCCGCAACGATAGTAAGCGACGACACGGTAGCGTGGAAAGGTCGGACGTATTCCGTATCGAATGTAACCGCACGGAGAAAGAAAGGCGGCATGCTCTTTTCAAAAGAGTATGTTGTTTACTTAAAAGGTTAATATGTGGAAAAAGCTATATTTGGCGCAAGATATTATCTTGGCGCATTTGCGGGTTTACTGCCCTATCCGAACGGGCAACCTTGCCGCAACGATAACGCCCGATAATAACAGCCTTGTTATTACTATCGGCGACGAAAACGTTCAATACGCGCCGTTTACAAATGAAAGTTGGGATAATTTCGCCCCGCCTTTAAAAGGGCATAAAAACCCGAACGAAGGTTGGATAAACAAAGCCTTAGACGCGGCTCTCCCGATTGTTGATAAATTCCTTGCGGGGTCTGTAACGGAAGAAGAAGCGAGGGAGATTGTAAAGGCAAACAACTCGATATGGCAAGCGAAATTCGCGAAAAGGGCTAAAAAATACAGAGAGGAAGCAAGGACGATATGAGGTTCGAACAAGACTTTAAAGATATCTTAAAATACAGACTTGAAAGCGGAACAGTTCAGACTTTTGACGATGAGATAACAACTCCAAAATTAAGCGCGTTATACGGGGTTTTTGGCGACCATAAAGATTATGGCACAAAAGAAAACTTAGAATACACGTTAAATTTATTTACAAAACCTAACGATAACGGAAAAATTCCCGATTTTTTATCGTCAATTGTTGTAAATACGCCAGACGGAAATTTTACATTTAACGATACAAATAAGAAGACTCAGATTGTTTATAGGAAGACGATATATCCGACACAAAATGGAGCTGCCGACGGAACTCCGACAGGCGCGGAAGTTTTGGTTGAATTCAAAACTATTTATTATCCGACCTTGAAAAAGCTCGAATTTTGGATTGTATGCCATTTGCCCACAAAAGAAGAAAATCCTAATTGGGGTATTTTAGGCTTTGGGCTTGAAGATATAAGGTTTACTTGCCAAATCCATTACTACGATAAAATACAAAAGTACAATATCCACGCTGTAAACGACTTGTTTTTCAAAGCCGAGAACTTCATAAAAGGCGATAACGACGTTATTATGGTCGTTCAAGGCGGCAACGTAACGAAGAGCAATATCCCCGAGTATGACCTGAATACAATGCCGCTAATCGTTAATTTCGTTGTTCCGCTTATCCGCAAAAACGAATTTATGAGCTTTTTAGGCGGCGTTGCCGAAGAATATAACGGAAAGCTCGAAGAGTATAACGGTTGGCTCAGAGGAGATAAAGACGACGTTATAACGCAGTATAGAGCAATATATAACACGCCGTTTGTTATAGGCGAATCGCAAGAGATACGTTGCGGCACGGGAACGATCAAAATCTGCACGGTTCAATGGATAATCTCGCTCAATTACGGTAAAAACGCGTATGTAAAAACGCCGAGGGTATTCCTATGGATTAACGACGTGCCGATTGAGATTTGCCACATAATGCGGTACGAACACGCCTATGCTCCCGCTTACGACGATTATCAGAAATTCGGAGACAAAATTCGCACAGCAAAAAAACTTTCGGCAATTCGCACATGGGTTTTTCAGATTGCAAAGATAAACCTTTCGAAAACGAGCAAATCCGCCGTAAGAGATTTACTTATGCCCGACCCCGATTATCCTAAGAACTTTAAAGACATAATGAGCAATATAACAGATAAAGAGAGATTACAAGTGATTTTTGAAGCGATAGAGTGGGGTTATGAGCTTGATTTACCGATAAAGATAGAGGGCGAGCATAACAACGACACCAATTACTTTATTAAAATAAATCATTTCTCTTTGTCAACAGGCACGGAAAACAACTCGGGGTCTTATCTTTTAACTTTAGAGGTGTAATATGTCGGTATCAAAAGACGAGGAAAACAGAGTATATACCATAAAGCTTGACGTAGGCATACAAGGCGACGGTGGCGACAGTGCGGGCGACACGCCGCAGGATAAACAGGATAACGAGAACGGACAGATAGCCGCTGGAGCAGGGCAAACAAAGTCTAAAAACGTTTCAAAAGGGGCGTGGGCTTTAAATCTTGCAAAACAGCAAGGCACTAAGATAGCTTCCGATTTAATCGGTAATATCGGCGATATTACGGGCGATTACATAGCGCAAGCAAATATACAGGAAACGCTCGGAATCCTGTCAACGTTCGGCGGTATTGTCGCGGCAACGGCGGCGGGCGGAGTAGTCGGGTTCGCCGTTTCTGTAATCGGCGCGGGAGTTTCCGCGGGAATAAGCGCAGTGAATTATCAGCGGCAAATTTACATGCAAAATAAAAATGCCAAGTGGCTCGCTCAAAGAGTGGGTTACTCGGCATTTAAATAATTATTTGTTTTTGTCTTTTGGTTCATTGCTAACGTGGACGTTTTTGTTATTTGCATGGTCTTCAACCTTGCAAATGAAGTCAAACGCGCAAAATGAACATATTATTTGCATTATAAAGAAAATAGCAAATAACAAAAAACGAACTTCTCGAAGCTGTATATATCGCGAAATACAAAATCCGCAAGGGAAAAGTAAAGAAGCTACATTTAATGCAATTATAATTTTTAAAACTGGATTCTTCATATATTCACCTCATAAACATAATAACACTTTAGGAGCTTTTATGTCAATTAAATTTAAGATAATTCACACATCCAAAAAAACGGGCGTAGAAACCGTAATATTCGATAATACGTCTGATAGCGTTATTGAAGACGTCGGAGACCTTTTAATCGGCGTTCCGATAACCGAAAGCGTAGACGACGGCATGAGTACAGCCGTACTTCATTTAAAGAGCTGTAAAGGCGATGTAGCCGTTCCCGCGCTTTTCGAACCTTATGATAAAGTTGAAGTCCAAAAAAGCGCAAACAGTTTTATGCGAAGCGAGCTTTACGTTGTTGCGATAGATAATAGAAAGGTCGATAATGAAAATTTAAAGACTTACGAAAAAACGATTTCGCTCGTTGAGGCGACGAAGATCCTTGACAGTATATTTATTTATAATTGCAATTTAACAAACAAAACAGATACGCTTAAAGAACAAATTGCAAAGTTATTAAATAACGCCGAGATAGGCGTTGAAAAATCGCGCTGGCTACAATGCGAAGCCGCCACGGCAACATATTCTGTATTTAACGGATATAAATCTGAAGATTTTTTCTTTGATAACATAACGTTAAGAGAAGCTTTATATCGCATATTTGAAGTTGCACATTTCCGCCCGCATGTTTCGGCTGTAAATTACGTAGGCGGAGATATAAAGTATATAAATATCGAGCCGATAAGCCAAATAAACACAAAAGAAATAAGTTCTCTTGCTAACGCAGGAGACTTTATCGGCGACGAAGCGGAAATTTCAATCGATAATTATTTCGGAACAATAAAAGCTCGCGGATATAACTCGATTACAAAAAATGTAATAAAAACGGGAGAAATTCCGTTTACAACGACAGAAGCTCAAATTACAAGCGGAAACATACTTGCGGATTTAGGCTTTCCTATTGAAGATATAAGAGTTTTTAAAGTTGGGCGATCTCCTGTGCGTGTTGAGATTTACGCAGACCTTTATTCTGTTGTGGTTGAAACGTCGTTTTTTTGGAATATTTCAGAGATGATAATTGATGAAGAACTTTATAAAATTCTTTCTGTTGAAGAACAAAAAATACATATTCCATATACAAAAAATACAAGCACGATCGGAATGTCTAAAAGCTATAAAAATTTTATATTTACCTATTCAACTTTAAAGGAAATTATAAAAAAAGATTTAGCGAAAGGAACGGAGAGTTCATTTTTTAAGTATTGCAAAGAAAATAACATTTCAGATACAACAGGGTCAACTTTGTATTTGTCAAATTCAGAAAACAAAACTTTTGAATTGTTGACAAATATTGCAGAACTTGGATTTCAAGCGGAGTTTATACCTCGAATAAATACAATTATTGAAATCTCAAAGCCCGGTGTTTATGATAACGACCGCCTAAAAGTAGCTATAGCTGACAACCAAAGCGCAAACACGATAGATATATCACGGCACGGGAAAGCACTTGCAGGGCTTGCCAGAAGGACGGGGAACGAGGAAACAACGCTTAATTTTATTTGCAACGGGTTTAGCAACCTTTTGCCCGTAATGGGTAAATTTACGGGTTTAACGGGGCGGGATTCCTACCTTAATGACTACGTTATAACAAAGCGCGAATACGCTATTTATGACGATTATTTAAAAGTTAAATATTACTGTACGAAAGACTATCAGGCGGTAAACGAAAAAATCGGCGTAAATAGGGAAAAGCGATTATATAACATTCCGCTTGAATCGTCGGAGTGTCCGATTTATGTTAAATACTATGTAACTGTTGATATAACGGCAAAAACAAATGACACAGGATTTAAAGCTTCAATTTTATATAATGCTATATTAAATTTTGTGCTTAATTCTTACAACAATAATTTCCGCCTTGCTTATTTGTATTTAGCCACAAAAGAAGCGAGATCGGAGCAAGCAATAGACGGCAAACTGATAAAACAATTAGAGAATAACCAGTATTTTGCGCTGCCACTATTACCTTACGCAAGCGATAAATGTATAACTTTTATCGCTCAACCGTTAGATAATTATTCTGTCGGATATTCTCGAGGTGGTAAATATTTTGATTTTTGGGGCGGCGGCGGAATAAAAGTGCTTTATAATCCATACACCGACAAAAACGGCGAATGTGACGGATTTACCGTTTGCCTTGCTTCAGGGCAAAGCGTGGCAAATAACGTTAGTAGCTATCCCAAAGTCACGAAAGGCGGAGAAACGCTTATTTCAGACGACGTACAGATTTCATACAAAAAAGACAGGTCGCAACGCCCCGTCTTTTTTATTGCGTTTGAATTTTTGCCGTCAAAAGAGCTATACGGTAAAATTGTGTTCGGAGAAGCGATCGCAAGCCAAAACTTTCTTGTAGTCAGCGAAGCCCCCGAAAAACGCTACGTATATTCGTCGAGCGAAATTTATCGCGAGGGTGAAACGAAGATAAAAGGCGCACGAGTAGGCGAAGCTTTAAATTATTTTATTCCGTCTTTACATGATACAGAGCGAACTGTTTATTTGACGGTACAAAAAGATTTGCCATTATCAAGCTCTATAAAATCATACGCAATCGGCGATGAAAGCGGCAATCTGTTAATCGCTTTTAATATGGCGTTAACCAAAGATGAAAAACTATATTTCAACATTTCAAGAAAATTATAAAAGGAGCAAAACATGAGGATAACGGTTAATAAAAACGGTCAGGTCGTGGATATAGCCGATTCAACGCTTGTCGCGAATTCCACTTATGGCAACGCAAGCTTTATCGTCGCTTTTGACGAAAGCCTTACGCCAAGCGAAATATCGAATTTTGCGACGTGTACGTATTCGGTTATACGAGCGGACGGCGTGCAAATCGATAACATGTATATGTCACTAAAAGATAAGCAGTTCGAAGCGGAATTAAAACCCGATTACGGTATACTTGACGTAAACGGAAGTATTCAGATTTCTTTCCAGATAAAGACAAAAAACGACGGAAAGGTATTCGCCACAATAGCCGTAGCGGCGTTCGTTCAGAACAATATCGGCAAGTATACACAAGAAGAAGCGAACGAAGTTGAGGAACATTTGCGTGCAACATGGTTCGAGCCAATGGCGGCGGATATCGGCAAAAAGGTTGATAAATTTGAAGATGAGCATAGCGAAGACAGAGCCTACGTTAAAAGCGGCACGACCTATAAAGACGAGATAAATTATGCTATTATTTCAAGAGACGGGGCGAAACGCGGAAGAGGCATTCTTGGGGCAACCTCAAACGGCGATTATGAGATTCCTAAAGCAGAAAAACCCACAAATCCCGTCCAACTTAAACAGCTTGACGAAAGGATTGCCGAGTGCGTAAAAACGGCGGACAAAGGCGTTGCGGGCGGCGTAGTACCGCTTGATAAAGATACGCTCATTGAGCATAAGTATATACCCGAAGATATAAAGAACGCGGCGGATAATATCGATAACAAGGTAGATAAGCTTGCTCGCGGAACAAATTTTACAAGATTATATTGTATGCCGCATAGCGACAGCAAAAATCAAGAGCTTTATCGAAACATAGATTTTTCAGGCGGGAAAAATGCATACAGCGTATTAGGCTCAGACGGTCAAGGTAATTATCAGGTTCCCGAACCTGCATATGACAGTAGCCCCGCAAGAAAAGCCGATGTCGAAAAATGCGTAAAACAAGCCGACAAAGGACAAGCAAACGGCGTAGCACCGCTTGGAGAGGACGGAAAACTTGACGAATCGTATTTATCTTCATCGACGAAAAGCAAGCTCACGCTCGCCGAAAACGCCGTACCCAAAAACACAAAAGGCGTTGCGAACGGCGTAGCTTCGCTTGACAGCTCGGGGAAGGTTCCCGCTTCGCAATTACCCGGCTTTGTTGACGACGTGCTTGACGTGTACGTGCGCTCGGGAGCAACGTTGTATTCCGATACTTGGCTGTCCTTAACAAGCGGCGGCGCGGCTTTAACGCCCGAAAACGGCAAACTGTACCTTGTCAAAGAAGGGAAATACGCAAATCATCAATATCGTTGGACAGGCTCTCAGTACGGCGAAATCGCAAGCTCTCTTGCCCTCGGAGAAGTAATAGGCACGGCATACGACGGCGCAAAAGGTAAAGCTACAACCGATAAAGTTGCCGAAATTGAGAGCGATTTACAAAATAAATCGGAAGAAATAACCGCCTTGCAGACCGCTTCGACCGAGTTAAAAGAAACGACGGCAGCGCACGCAACGGGAATTAACAAAAACACGCAAGATATATCTAAGCTCAAACAAGACGTTGCCGAGGGCGATGTTCACGTCGGCGACAGCGAGCCTGATAACGTGAATAGCGACTTATGGATAGATACTTCCGAAACGTCTATCGGCAAGGATATAATTATAAAAGAGGGCGAAAACGTTTCGTTTATTGAAACAACCGATGAAAACGGAAACAAAGTAATAAAAATCTCGGTTTCATCCGGGTTAAAAAATCACAGAATACATGTCGCATTTTATCAAAAATCTTCAGAAACCTCGTACATAAAGCACGATTTTTGGTTGAGCGCGACCTCGCCTGCTTTATCGGTGACAGGGAAAACGTGGAAAGAGCTGTGCGACATGTTGTCGCTTCCAGATGATGACAGCGTAGTAATTCCCGTATACGGTTCAATCGGCGGTTTTAACCGTTTAAAATATTATACCACGCCTTATTATGCTAACAGCTCAAGCAGCGGCGTGACGTTAGATTTTAAAGACGCGCCGACTATTACAGACATTACTTCAGAGGTGTAAAATATGGCAATTCCTAAATATAAAGACCCTATAACGGGCAAATGGAACCGTATCACTACATACGGACAAAGTGGCAATCCCGTTGAAATTACCGAAATAAGCGGCGAAACGGCTTTATCCGACGATATCATTACAGAGCTTAAGAATGATTTGAATTGGATATCCTACGGCGGCGGGGCTTATCGCTTCGTTTCTTTCGAGGAAGACAAAAGGCTTTACTCGTATATAACTGAAAACAAAATAAGTCAGATTTTCGTCAACACGTCAACGAAAACGTGCGTACTTCGCGAAACGCAGATAACAGCCGCTTTGGTGGCGGATTCAATCGTTAAACGCGACAGCTACGGCGAGATTCCCGTTTCGACACCCTCACGCGATTCAAGCGCGACAAATAAGGCTTACGTTGATGAAGCAGACAAAGACCTGCGTTTAAAGCTCTCAAACCTTGAGCAAGCCCTAAACGGCTATATTCTCGATACAACCGAGGAAACCTACACCGACCTTGACAGCGCAGTTTTAAAAAACAGTGTAGCGGTAGGCGATAATGTATACCCGATAGCCGATAAAACGCGCGCGTTAGTCACCCGAATTGAGGGCAAAACAACAAAAATGGTGCAGTTGCTTGACAAAAGCAAATACTACGGCACGAGTACAAATGTGGGAATTACAGCAACAAATAACGGTGACGGAAGTTGGACGATAAACGGCACGGCAACTGCCGAGGGTTATATAAACTTTTCACCAACGTTATCACTTAATGACGGGCATAAAGTTCTTCTGACAGGAAATAAAACTGACAGTGGATTCACACTCGGATTGCTTAACCAGCATATTTCAGACACTGGCAACGGTGATATAGGTATTATAAAAGCAGGTCTTATGAGAACATGGGGAATCTCATGGAAAAGTGGAGCGGTGATAAATAACGTAACTATTACCCCTCAACTCTTCGACCTCACCGCGATGAATCGCAAAGACATAACCACCGTCGAGCAGTTTAAAGCGGAATTCCCCGACCTTTATCCTTATGAAAACGGAAATATCTACCCCGCGAAAATTAGCGGCGTGAAGTTTACGGGAAAGAATTTGTTTGACTTATCTACACCTAAATATAGCGGACATTCCTCTTTTGTGCTGAATGGAGATGAAATCGTCGTGAGTCAAACACTGAAATCGACATTCATTTCTGCAAATTTTGAGTTGCCAAATACGAAATTTCTAATAGGGAAAAAAATATCTATTAGCGCAAAAGTAAAAACAAGCGGTCAAAATAACGGACTTATACGTGTTCTATGGGCGAAAGGTAATTCCGCCCTTAAAGGCAATGATATTATATCAACCTCAAGCACGGGAGCTGTCGAAACAAAGATTTCAGGTTCTGGCATTGTTACCGATATAGCTGATGATACAGCAAAATTATGTTTGTTTATTTATTCTAACGGTTCGGCGACGTTATCAGAAGCGACAACCTATACAGCAACTTACAGCAATATTCAAGTTGAAATAAGTGACGCTCCAACCGCCTACGAACCTTATATCGAGCCTGTTTCCGTCACTCTTCTCGAAAAATACGACTTGCACGGCATAGGCGATTATAAGGACTATCTCGAGATCACGAAAAATGAGAATAACGAGCTGTATACGTTAAAGAAAGTACAAGTGATTGATAAGCATGTTTTTGACGGAACGGAGCGTTGGACTTCATACGGTAGTTCGGATTTTACAAATTTAGGATATAGTACGAAATCGTTAGGCTCTAAATTTACAAATTGGCAATCGAGAACGTCTTTGATGAATTTATTCAACAGGATAGTCATTTCTCAAGACGCTGAAGGATATGCTCACGGAGACTCCTCAGCCGATTTATACATTCGTTTGCCGAATATAGCAACTGCCAACGAGATGAAAGCTCATGTTTTATCAATGTATGAGGCAGGAACGCCGTATATTTTTTACGGAGCAATTGCAACGCCTGTTGAAACGGTTATCGCGACAAACCTAACCTACGAGCAAGTGACGGCGATAAGACATAATGGCGGCTTAATCGAGGTTGAGGACAATGCAAATAAAGGCTATGCAAGACCGACAGTAACAAATACGATAGTTTATAGATTAACTGCTGCAAACACGGCGGAGGTTTAATATGGATAGAATTTTAAACGATTTAATTAAGGATAACGAAAGCGTTAAAGAAGATATGTATAACGCAAGGGTCAACGCGCTTATACGGCAAAAGTATTCGCAAGATGAAGTTGAAGCAATCATCGCAAACTATTTAAGCTATTTATCGGATGAATCGGCAAATCAAAATTACAAAACGGAATACTTCGAATTCCAGGAATACAGGCAGAAGTGCAAGGAGACGGCAAAAGATGAGACGAACTATAACGCTTAATTCCATGACATTTGTTGGCGTGGATAACATGCCTTTCGACGTTAACCAAAACGAGCCGTTAGAGCTTGAAGTTAAAAGTTCATACGATTTTGAAAGAATGTACTTTTATTTCAAGAATAACGGCGCAGAATCGGTTGTACGCGGCAAAAAAGGCTCGGACGGCTCACAGATTATAGAAGTGCCGAAAGAGCTTTTAAAGGCGGGGAAAATCGACCTTACCATAAGCTTGCGCGACGGTATGAAACTTTTAAAAAAGTGGTTCGTTTCGCCGCTTTTAATATCCGAGTACGACGAGGATTTAGCCGTTTCGGATTATTTGAAAAATATCGAAGACAAAATAACGCAACTTAACGAAAGAGTTAAAGCTCTTGAAGAGAAAAACGATAATTTATTAAAATTATAAAGGAGAAAAATCATGAAAAAAATTATCTTAATTTTGCTTGCAATCGCTCTCGTTTTCGCTGTGCCGTTCGGCATGGCGACTGCCCACGCCGAAGAGAACGGGGGCGGGACAGAGGCACAGCCGGGACAGGAAAGCGGTATCGAATCGGAATCGGCGGCAGAATCCGAACAAGGTTCTGAGACGATAACCATAACAAAAGACGAGCTTAAACAGCTTATCGATGAAGCGTTGACGGAAAATCAGAAAAATATTATTTCGATGTTATCCGAAAAGATTTCGAGCTTAACGGGGCTTGACTTTACGGCGATATATTTAATAATAGCCGCTTGCGCCGTCGTTTTGCTCGGAATTATAGTATTTATCGTTAAATACGTGCGTACAAAGACGCGTTTAAAAGCTACACAAGGAGCTTATGCTCTCGAAAAGCAGATTGCCGAGAGTAATTCGGAAATCTTAAAAACGCTTTCCAACGACGGTATTGCAAAGATTGTGCTTGACGCAATGAAAGAAGGCGGCGACGACCTTGTGATAAAACTTGCAACGGCTTTAAAGCTCGATGAAACAACTATATCGAAGCTTATAACGGCGCAAGAAATGGCGGAAGAGCGTGAAAAGAAAATCATGCTTGCGCTTAAAGCGATCGCCAAAGACGCGGGAAGAACGGAAGTCGTAAACACTCTTTCGGAAGTTCCCGAGAAGTCCTTTGTTGAGAAAATGACCCTTGAAAACGAAAAGCTTAAGCTTGCGCTCGGCGAAAAAAAAGTCGACGAAATACTTGCTAAATGAGGTAAACAATGAAAAGAAAATTAACTAATCAAGGTAAGGCGGCAGTGTATGCCGCCATTGCCTTGCTTTTATATATCGTGCCGTTTATAATCGTCATGATTTATCATCGCGAAAAGATATTTAAAAGTCCGAAAGCGGCTTTATCGCTCTTTTCTGTAACGGCGTTGTGTTTCGTCCTTTTCTTCCTTAAAAACCTTGTAAAAACGCTTTGCAAAATTTTAACGCCTATAGGATTCGGAAGCATGATAGCCTTGCTTGTCTCGCTCGCTTTAACGTCGTATTTGACCGATTTAACGCTTATAGCGACGGCAAGCGTTATCGGAAGCGTGCTTGCCTGGTATCCGTATCAGCTTGCCGCGACGTATGCGCGCCACAGCAAGGACGAGAACGGCGACGTTATCAAGGCGGCGGGAATGGACTTTAAAACGGCAAACGATAAGCTCTTCCAGATAAGCATAAGCGTTAAGGAGTAATTTATGGCAGATTTTTTCTCTGCAAACGCAACCGCAAAAGACGTTAAAGAATCTAAAATCATGACGGCGGAAACGGCAAAAAAGAAAGCCGCGACCACGGCGGCGGGTTGGTTTGTCAGAAACTCAAATAATATATTTACCGTCTTGCTTCTTCTTTCCGCCACGGTTATCGTTTTCGTCGCTTCCGTAGCGTTTGACAATCCGTTTACGCGGCGAGAAATTACGGCGGCAATAGTCATGCTTGCGGCTTGCTCGTATCTGCTGTTTTTAAACGGATATCGGTCAGGCGAAACGGAATATCTTAAAACGAAAGACTTTATCGAGACGGAAAGAACGCAAAACGCTTTAATAACAGAAGTAAAAGATAAAAAGCTTTTATACTTGCTTACAGACTTTTGCGAGGACTATATCCGCGAAGAGTTGAGAGCAAAACGAAACGAGATTCTTTTGCCCGAAAACGTGAGCGAAGAGGAGTTTAACAAGTACATTGCCGGCGAAGAAACGAAGCTCAACGAAAGTCAGCTAAAAGCTTGTGAAGTTGCGCGAAAAATAAAGCCGATACGCTTAACGCGAGAGATGATATTAAAGTGTTCTGAAACGAACAGCCGTTCGCCGCTTAATTCGGAAACGAAAATAAAAGTGATGATAGGCACGCGCTTTTTATCAAAGTTTATATCGGTTTGCATTGCGTCCGTTTTTGCGTTTTCCCTGAGCTATCGAATAATAACTCAATTCTCGCTCGCAACAGTCTTGCAAGGCGTTGTGTGCGTCCTGTTTATGTTGTTCGGGCTTGTGAGCGGAATCTCGTTCGGATTCAAGATACAAGGCAAATATACGGCAATTAAAGCCGAAAAAAACACGCTCTTAAAACAGTTTTTAGAGTGGAGCGAAAAAAAACAATTGAATAAATAAATAAAGGTGAATTATGAAAAAATTCGACGTCGATACTTGTACGACGGAAGAACTGTTCAAACGCTGTCAGGCGTTGCGTTTTTCTGCCCAAAACGTCAGTTTAGCCGTCAATTTTTTTATACTGAAGACACCGCATAAAAGCCTTGCGGATAAATTTTGCATTGACGAAAAATCCGTCACAATGAGGAAGTGGCGGATGAAAAAAATATTAAATACATAAAAAGAGCCTGTGCGAGTAGCTACTTCGCACAGGCTCTTTTTTTTCCTAAATTTACTCAGGAATGAAAGACAAATATATTATTTCACATATTTCAAAAAAAATCAAACGATTTTATCAATTTTTTAAAAATTTTTTTTGTAGAGCTTTTGTATATCTTTTGTATATGCTTTGTAGGTTCAAATAAGAGCCGTAAAGCCGTATAATTCCCTCAGAAAGTAAAGAGGTGATAATATGTTCGAAAACCCTTATTTCAACCCTTACGGCGGCATGCCGAGGCAATATCCACCGCAACAGCCCGCACAGTCGCAGACAAATATTATCTTCGTAAACGGCTTGGAAGACGTTAAAAGCCGCTTACAACCTTGCCGCTCTCAAATGCTTTACAGCGACAACGACAAAAATCTCGTCTATTTAAAAGCGGTTGACGATACCGGGCATTTTACCGTAAAGGTATTCGACCTCGTCGAGCATAAAGAGGAGCAAGCCCCCGAGGTGAGCTATCTCACCCGGGCAGAGTTCGAAGAATTTAAAAAGAGCTTAACGGCAAAAACGGAAGAGGGGGCGAATGTATGAATTTTTTAAAGCAAAGCATGGGCATAGGCGGAGCTGTAAGGCAAGGCGGAGCATTGCCGCCTCAACTTATGGGCGCGATTCAGGATATAAAGCGTATGCAAGCCGTGTGCGGCGGAAACATGCAAGCGATGATAAATCAAGTCGCGGCTCAACGCCCAGAAATCGGGCAAGCCTTAAAAGCGGCTCAGAACGGCAACGCTCGGCAGATAGTCGAGCAGTTATGCCAAAAGCAAGGGATAGACGTAAACGCCTTTATGCAGGCGTTACAAGCTTAATATTAACGTTCGACGCGCGGCGAGCGATAATATAAATAAATTTACAAGGAGAACTTTTATGGAAGGAACAGGCATTACTCCCGTCATGGACATGAATCGCGGCTACGGCTACGGTGACGGTTGCGGATTCGGCGGAAGCGGCTTATGGCTCTTCGCTATTCTTGCTCTCATGTGGGGCGGCGGTGGTCTTTTCGGGAACCGCTACGCACAGGACGGCAGAGCGGCAACGGTCGAGGATTTAAACAACTCGGCAAACTTCACAAGGCTTGAAAGCCAAGTCATGAATAACGGAAACAGAATCGAGCAGAAAGCGGACGCTGTTTACAGCGGAATCTGCGATCTCGGCTACGAGATATCAAAACAGTTCGGCGACACAAAAGCGCAGATGGCGACATGTTGCTGCGAGACTCAGAGAGCGATTGACGGCGTAAGATACGACGGCGCAATTAACACGGCGGCTTTAAAAGAAGCAGGCACGGCAAATACGCAGAAAATCCTCGACGCTATCTCGCAAAACAAAATCGAAGCTTTGCAGGCTAAAATTAACCAGCTTGAGCTTCAGCAGGCTGTGGCGGGGGTCGTAAGATATCCTACACAGTACGCTTATAACGCCGGGCAGTCCCCGTTTTGCGGTGGCGCATGCGGTTGCGGCGTGGCTTAAAATCAAATTATCGCTTTAACAGCGCATTCCCCCTTGTCGAACAAGCTTTGCGCGGCGAGGGGGTTTTAAATAAAATCAAGGAGAAAATATTATGACTTGTTTAAAAAATGCACATTATAAATCGTCCGCTCAGACGTATAACGGCACGGCGCAGGCTTTAACGGCGGTTGCTTCGCCGCTTGTTCTCGGCGCGGTTATTACCGACACGGGCATATCTTTAACGCCAAATGCGGCGGGTATAACCGTTAATAAAAGCGGTTTATACCGTATTTCGGCAGACGTAACAATAACGTCAACTGCGGCGGGCATTATCAATCTTCAAGCGTATATTAACGGCACGGCACGCCCCGAAACGCTCAGAGCGGTTACCGTCCCCGCGGCGGGCAATACCGTCGTACACCTCGAGACGGTAGCCTACATCTCCGCGTGTTGCGCGATGAATCCGATAATAACAATCGTCGGCAATACGGACGGCGCGGCGGCTGGTAGCGTTTCGCTCATTGCTGTAAACGTCATAAAAGAGGCGTAAAGGAGCGTGACGACATGCACCACGAACTTATACACGATATCATTAAACACGGCTCTGAAAGTCAAATGGAAGAGCTAAAAGACGTTTTAATCGATTTAATCGACGACGTTAAAAAGGACGATAAACAAGAATACAAGGCTATCGAGATAAGGCTTTATCATATCCTTTACGGAGACAAGCTTTGCGAAAAATACGCGAAAGAGTGGGTTAAGAAGCTCGAGCGCAACGACGGCGGCACAGGCGAAAAGTGGAGTGTCGAACAAACGGAATCCGTTCGGCAGAATTACGCGCCGCAAGCCGATAAGTGGGAGTGGTACGCGGTTTTAAATTCAATTTATTCCGATTACTACCACGAAAAATTCGATAATACAATATATTATCAGCTTGCAAAAGATTTCATCACCGACAAGGACGCTGTACGCGATAAAGTGCTCGCGTATTACATGTATATCGTTGGATAAAAAGACAGCTACCGAGGTTTTCTCGGTAGCTCATTTTTTTAATCGTGATAAGGTCTTTCCAACTTATCAACAACCGCATAGGCGGTTATGTCGTTCGGAAGAATTTTCCCCGAAAGCCAATTTTCCAAAGTCCGTTGCGGAACTTTAAGATATTTTGCAAATTTAGGAACGGTTAAATTGTACTTATTTCGATAAGCGTTTAATCTGCCGTCAAGGTCGAAGTAAATCGGATCGTAACCAAAATGAAAGTCATTAGCCGCTTCTTCGTTATAATCGTCGCTGTCGTAATCGTCAAACGTCTTATAATTAACGTCGTTGGGAATCTCGTTCGAGCGAAGTTCTACGCGATAACGCGAATCTTTACATCTGTCTTTTTCGTTGCGAGCGTATTCGATTGCTTCCTTTTTATCAAGGGTTCTAAGCTCTTCCCATTCATCATCACCGCTTACAGAATACACAGTATATAATTTCATAATAAATCTCCTTTGCGGGGATTAGCCGCCCCGCTCGGCTTTTGTTTATTTGTTTAAAGCGTTTAAATATGCTTTATACTGAGCTTCAACAGCGGACATCGCTTCTTTGCTTTCTTTATCAAATTGAGACGAGTAATAATTTATCGCCGTGCAAGCCCATTCTACGAAGTCGGCTTTTTCTTTTGCTGTTCCGTTTTTTGCTATTTCGATTGCTTGATTGATTGCTTGTTCTAAATTTTCCATTTTCATTTCTCCTTTGGGGTTTCCCCCTCGCTCATCTTGTACCTATATTATACCACTACGGTGGTGGTATGTCAACTAAAATAACGGGGTATTTAAAAAAAATTAAAAATTTTTTAGCCACATTTTAGCCACAAAATTTTGAAAGCATATTTTTGCAAACACAAAGATAACGGCAAAAAAGACGGTAAAAAAAGGGTAAAAAAAGAGAAACACGGGAAAATGCGGCATTATATTCGACCCCTGTTACCCGCACCAAAAAAACGGACTATCTAAACATGATAGTCCGTTTTTTTAGGTTTTATCTATGATTTTGCGTTTTGTGTTTTTAATTTTCGAAATCACAAAAATCGATTTTAGCCACATTTTAGCCACGATTTTTAAAATTTAAAGGTTTTTAAGAATTCTTGCTCGCGTTCTTTATATATATCGCCATAAGTATCAAGTGTGTATTTTACCGAGTGACCGAGGCGGTGAGCGACGATATAAGCGTCCTCGGCTTTGCTTGCTCCGGACGAAAAGATGATCGTTGCATGTGTATGACGGAATTGATGAGGAGTTATTTTTTTTACCCCCGCAAGATTGATATATTTAGCCATGTCGCGGCGCAACGTTTCGAACGGTATCGGTCGCGTTTTAAAAAACATAAAATCGTTCGACTTTAAATTAAACGTTTCGATATACTCCTTTAAAAGCGGCTCGAGGGCTTCGGGGATTGATTCGGTTAATGCCGAATGTGTTTTCCGATCGGTAACGGCATAAGTCTTTCCTTTGCCTCGTTCTTCGGCTGTAAGCTTATTCGTAACGCTTTCGTCGATAAGCACGGTATGTTTTTCAAAGTCGATTTTCTTTACCTTTAAAGCCGTCGCCTCGCCTTTTCTGTTTGCCATATAGAAAAGATAGTTGAAGAAGACGTAATATATATAATGCTTGCGAACGGCGAAATTTTCGCGCCAATCTCCGACGGCGGCGGATTTTGCCGATTCGTAACACTCTTTCACGGTGGCGTTAAATTTCTGCCAATCTTCAATCGTCCACGCTTCCTTTTTTACAGTTGAGCGCGGAAATTTTTTTATCCGTTGATAGTCTTTGTAAGGTTGGTCAAAGTTATGTTCAAGTGAGCCGTATTTTAAGACACGACCTAAATTCGCCCACGTTTTGAACGTGGTTGACATTGCAAAATTTTGAGCAGATAGATAATCGCGAAACTTTAGTAAGTCGTTTTTTGATAATTCCGTCATTCTGATTTTGCGCAAACTTTGAAAACGGTTGTTAAAAATATTGACCGCCTCAAGATATGAAGACGTTTTGCATTCCGATTTGATTTGACGAAGTAAATCGTCGCATACTTCGCCGAATGTAATTCCGATAGGATTTTCGCGCCGCTTTATTCCGCTTTCGTATTCGAGGTAGGCGCGTTCGGCTTCCTTTTTGGAGTTATACGCTCCGAGCTTCTTTTGCTTGTATTCGCCATATTCCAGAGCGCGAAAACGAACGTACCACTTGTTAACGCTTTTAAGCTCTGAATGGCATTTAGGACATAATACGCGCTTTTCGGTTAAATATTTAGCGCATTTGGGGCAATATCTTTCGTAATGTAAATAGCTTGCCAAAGTTTTTCATCTCCTTATAAATCCTATGTGAGGATTATATAAATCCCATATCAGAAAAAAAAGTAATACGGCGATCATCGCAACGATAGTAATAAATTGCGCCTTGATGAGCCTGTTTTTATCTCTTAAACTCCGTTCGTAAACGGTGCAAAGTTGTTCTATAGCCTTTGGAGAGATATGCTCGCCGTCATTAAGCGGAGTGCTTTGAATATCGTCCGCCGTGCCGCCCATCGCCTCAACAATCGCGATAACGGTCGTTACGCCGGGGTCGGGCGTTCTCCCCGAAAAAATCCTTTTTACTGTCGAAATCGGCACGCCGCTTTTATCGGCTATATCTTGATATGTCATTTTCGTTTCGTCTTTTAAGGCTTGCATTTTTGTTAAAATCATCGTCTTTCGCTCCCTATAAATTTAAAATTTATTTGCAAATCTGAGCCGTTAGCTCAAAAATGAAACCGTCTTAAAGTTTAAAATCGAGTATAAAAGTTTTAAAATTGGATATTGATTTTCCCCAAAAACGGGTTTATCATATAACCAAACAAAAGAAAATCTTTCATTTAACACAAATTATAGACCTTTTATTCATAAATGTCAAGGGAGAAAGAAAAAAATGATACATCTCGACGGGAAAACCCAAAATTCGACAAAATCTTTTATCGATATGCTTAACAAAGAGCTTGGCGAGTTGCCAAAAGATGATTCCGATAAAATCCTTATCGTTCTCCGCGATACTTTTTATTTGGGCAGGGAAAAGTAAAACGGTAATCGATAAGTATTTTTAAGCCGAGGTTAAACGCCTCGGCTTTTTTGTTACGCTTTTAATATCGTTCTGAGCGATTCTTGAAGAACCGCGGAGAAGTTTATTTTTCTCTCTTCTGCTTCTTTATTCATCCAATAAGGAATAGTGCAGTTTTTGCGAACCATTTTAGAATTTTCCTTATCTCTATACGCGTCAAAGTCCACATCGACAAGAGCGGTTAATTCATCGCCTTTACATTCAAGTTTAAGATTTTTTGCTTTTGGTATTTTTTGTCCGTCGTCTTGCATAGAAATACCGACAAGCCCGATTGCGTCTTTTGCCATAAAAAGCGCGTCTTCAATGCTTTTCCCCTCGGTATTTATATCAAAATCGGGGACATATACAACATAGTATTTGCTTTTCCCTTTCGGTGGATAAATAATAATAGGATAAACGTCTTTCATATTTTAATCTCCTTTTAAATTATTTCTTTTTATAATCGCTTTTGCAAGCATTTCGTCAATCTCGCCGTGACGTGGAATCGGTTCTTTTTTGCCGCCTTTTTTATAAATGGTATGATTCCCGCCTTCGCGGTAAAGTTCCCAACCGTTTTTCTCAAATAGCCTTATTAAATCACGTCTTTTCATTTGCAACCTCTTTACACTATATATTATACGCATTAGTGCGTATTTTGTCAAGTATTTTGCGGCAATATTTTGCATTTTATTTTTTCTTTCTGTCTTTCAGTTCGCTTACAAGCGTTTTAAGCGTTGAGCGGATAAGCTGTAAATCTTCTTCGGAAAGCGATCCGATTGCTTCCATATCGAAGCCGAGAGCTTGTAAATGCTCTTCGGTAATTTTGTTGTTGTACGGCTCGGGAGATATGCCGAGAGCCTTTTCTATGGCTTGTACGGTATCTATGCGGGGGTGTGGCGCACGCCCTGAAAAAACATCTTCAAGGGTTCTTTTAGAAATTCCCGCCTTTTCGGCGATGTCATTCATTGTTAATTTTTTTTCTTTCTTAATTCTTTTGTAAAGTTCGATATCCATTGTCTTTCACTCCTTTGCACGGTTATTATACCAAAACCACGATTTTTTGCAACTTATTGCCGTAAAATAGTTGACAAACACGAAATAACGTGGTAATATAATATCAGAAACCACGGTTTTCCGTGTTTTCAAATGAATTAGCTTACACATTTTCATTCCCCCTTATCATTACCAGGAGCGGACTTCTTTCGAGGGGTTCGCTCTCGGGGTGGGGAAATAAAACAAGGAGATATTCAATGACTACTGCGGACAGGATTAAAGACTTAGCAAACAAGCTCAACGAAGAAGCGAGTTATTACGGCGCGTATATTGACGAACTCAGAAAGGCGGCGGAAAAGCCCGAAAACGAGTTTATTAAGGAATGCGAAAATATCGACTTGAAATATCCGAAAATCGATAAAAAAGCGGCTCAAGCCGTCCTTGTCTTCCTTTTAAGAACATGTGAAGAAATGGACGAAGCCGAATCTGCTTCGAAATCTTTAAACTGACCGCACTTGTTGCAAAAAACGCAACAACCACAAATAACGGAGTATATGGCACGACCTTATAAATTAACTAAATATAAAAATCTTCAAAAGCTCTTAATGGAGAGGGATTTGAAATATTGGCAAGTCGCCGCAAAGGTGTTTATGCCCGAACGAACTTTCAGATATAAAATGTCGGATAAATCCCCGGGGTTCTATTCGGCGGAGATGTTCCGCATTCAACGCAACGTTTTCCCCGATAAAACTATTGAAGAAATTTTCGGCGAATAAGGAGAGGAACGATGAACACGGTAATTTTATCTATTTACGACTCTGCTTATTTCTCAGGAGCAATCTTGATAACCGACTTGAACGCAAAGAAATTTAAATGCGTAGAATCGGATAACGAGGATTTTCATGATGAAATCAATCGGATCTATAACGAGGAGAATTTCAAAAAGCCTTTTGAGATGTTTGATTACTTGGAAAAGCTTTTTGACGAAAGAGTTGACAGAATATTATGTATAGATAACGGCAGTTTTTATTTCGATTATTATAAAGCGAACTCCATAATACAAGAGATGAGCCGAAACGCAATCGGGGTCAGAGAAATAATCTTTGACGAAGAGCAAAAAACTGTCGATACAAGAATCGTCATTAAACCAGAGAATCGAATCGTAAAATTTAAATCGGAGAATGAAAGATGAGTAAGTTAAAAGAGCGGCGAGAGGAATTGCGTTTAACGCAAAAAGAGATCGCCGAAAAAGTTGGAATAACATATCAGTCTTATCAAAGATATGAAAGATGTTCGATTCTTCCGAATGTCCAGATTGCTTTGAAGATTGCTAAAGCTTTATATATTACGGTTGAAGAGCTTTACGGTTGGTTAGAGTAAAGTTCTTCAACGGTTGTGTTTAAAGCCTTAGCGATATCAATTGCAGTTGTAACGGACGGACAGATAATCCCGCTTTCATATCTTTGCAATGATTGATATGTTATTTTTACTTGTGCGGCTAATTGCCGCTGAGTTAATCCCGCTTTAATGCGGTATTCAGAAATTTTATTTTTTTTCATAAATTACCTCAAAACGCTTGACATCAAAATTGATGTATGGTAGTATTTAAACATCAAATATGATGTCAACCGTATTTAAAAATTTATTGACAAAAGGAGCGATAGTATGGTTGCAAAAACCCCGAAAGAGGTCTTAGAAAAGGAGTTTTTAAGAACGGCAGATATACGCGTTCTTATGGGGTGCGGCGCAGATAAGGCAAGCAAGATAATGAAAGAAGTAAAACTCTTTCAGGACAGCACAGGCGGCTTGCTTTGCGGGGTTTGCCACGTAGACGACCTCAAAGCCTGGATGAAGCATAATCGAGAAAAAGGCAAGGTGCGCGGCAATGTCTGAGAGTTTAAGAGATTTACGCAAGGCAAGCGAAAAAACGCTTGCAGAGGTCGCAAGAGCTTTACATGTAAGCGTGCGCACGGTTGCCAGATACGAAGACGGCACGCGCCGTATAAATATCGACCAGGTTATTCCGCTTGCTCGCCTTTACCGTGTTTCTGTCGAAGATATCATCGCGGCGCAGGCTATTTCAGTAGCTGTCCGTAAGTCCGAGTAAATAATCGGCGGAGACGTTGTAAAGCTTGCAAAAGCCTGTAAGTATACCGAGCGACGGCTCACGCGTTCCGTCTTCGTATCTATTTACAGAGCGAACGGTTACGTTTAAAGCTTCGGCAACGTCTTTAAGCTTCATGCCTTTGTCGATTCTGAGTTCTCTTAATCTTTTACCGGTAATCATTTTTTTCACCTCGAAAAAAATTATAGACCAAAACGGTCAAAAATAGTTGACAAAGACCGAAATGGTCTGTATAATACATATAGACCATGTTGGTCTACATATTTAAAATGACGACCACAAATCAATTTTTTAAATGAACAGATTCCTTAATATCTTAAATGAGGAAATGAAGAACCTAACCAAAACAGAGCAAGAAGAAGTTTTAAAACAACTTCTTGAAATATATCCAAACTTAAAAAAGAAATAAAAAAGGAGAAAAGGAATGAAAGATGACTTTTTAGAGTACGGAAACAAACAACCACGCCCAACGATTAAAGGCTTACTGAAGCAACTATGCGTTTGGGGAATCCTGGCGGCGATATTCGTCGTCGGCATGATTTTAAACGGGAGCGTGAAGTTATGAAAGGATATAAAGCTTTTGATAAGGGTATGACCTGTCTCGGCAAGCAATACGCCGAGAACACGGTGTTTGAAGAGCCTGAAGCGATTGTTTGCTGCAAGGGAATGCATTTTTGCAAAAATCCGTTTGACGTGCTGGACTATTACCCGCTTATCAATGATAACGGAGAATTTCCCGATTTTGCCGTGGTTGAAGCTTTGGACGAGCCTATAACGGATGACGAGAAGAAATTTTGCTCAAAGAAACTGAAAATCGGCGCGAAGCTGTCTTTTGCGAACTTTATAAAGGCGGCGGCGAGTTTTGAATTTGAAAAGACTGAAAACGATAAAAAGTCAAACATAGTCGAAAATTCGGGCGATTACGCGAAGATAGGCAGTAGCGGCGATTACGCGCAGATAGGCAGTAGCGGCGATTACGCGCAGATAGGCAGTAGCGGCGATTACGCGCAGATAGGCAGTAGCGGCGATTACGCGCAGATAGGCAGTAGCGGCGATTACGCGCAGATAGGCAGTAGCGGCGATTACGCGCAGATAGGCAGTAGCGGCTATTCCGCGAAGATAGGCAGTAGCGGCGATTACGCGCAGATAGGCAGTAGCGGCGATTCCGCGCAGATAGCAAGCGAAGGTAAATACGCTGTTATTTGCTGTGCGGGGCATGGCTCGATTGCAAAAGGAAAGATAGGCTCTTGGATAACGCTTTCGGAGTGGAAGTACAGCGATATTGAGCAGACAAATATTCCCGTTTGCGTAAAGACGGAAAAGATTGACGGCGTAAGAATAAAAGCCGATACGTTTTATAAGCTCGTAAACGGCGAATTTGTCGAGGTGAAATAATGAATGTGTTGATAGATTATCACGACGGAAGTTTTGCCGAAAAGCTTTCGGACACGCATGAAGAAGATATCGACCGTCTTAACGATATGTTTGAAGATCCCGATTACGTGCCGATTGACAGAGAGAGCCTTGTATTTGAATACGTAGGCGATGAAGACGTTTATATAAAGGCGTATGCCCGGTACATAATGTCACCATTTGCAAATTACGGAAAAGACTGCATAACGTTTACGGACGACGCAGTTAAACACGTAGCGGAAAATTTAGACTTTATCGACAATGAGATGTCGCGAATGTATATTGCAATGGCATGCGCGGATAGGCTCGGCGACGATGAGCTTAAAACACGGTCTAAGGCGCGGCTTAACAAGATAATAACGGCTTATGCAAAAGAGCTTGAAGCAAAGCGCAAGCACACGATAAGAGTTCCGCAAGCCTGTATAGACGGCGAGGACTGTTACAAACGCTTTAAGGAGCGCACTTGCCCCGAAAGCACAAAATACGCAAACTTAACGGACTACTTAAAAGAAAGGTGTCCGCTTGAGGTTGCCGAAAGAGAAGCCAACGAGACGGGAATACCGCTCGAGGTAATAAGAGTTTAAAAAAAGGAGTGAAAGACAATGGCATTCAGAAAAGCAGAAAGAAAACAAGTGAAATTAAAGATAGGTATCTCCGCCCCGTCGGGCGCGGGAAAGACTTATTCGGCACTTTTAATCGCGCACGGTATTTGCGGGAATTGGGACGATATCGCGGTGATTGATACGGAGAACGGCTCGGCGGAGCTTTACAGCGACCTCGGCAGTTATTCGGTTGAATCGATAACCCCGCCGTTTTCGCCTGAAAAGTACATAAACGCGATTAAAGAAGCGGAAATGGCAGGGTTTAAAGTCCTCATAATAGACAGCTTATCGCACGCATGGACAGGCGAGGGCGGCTTACTCGATATGCAGGATAAAGCGGTTAAAGCAAGCAAGAGCGGCAACAGCTTCACGGCATGGCGAGAAGTTACGCCGGCGCATAACAAGTTGGTTGACACGATCCTACAAAGCGACCTCGATATTATCGTAACGACGAGAGCAAAAGCCGAGTATGTTGTTACCGATGATAACGGCAAAAAGGGATATAAAAAGATAGGGCTTGCGCCTGTCTTCCGAGACGGTCTCGAATATGAGTTGACGACGTTCTTCGATATGACGCAAGAACATATAGCGACAGCGAGCAAAGACAGAACGGGCTTGTTTGATAAAGGCTTTGTGCCGACAGAAGAGACGGGCAAGGCTTTGAACGATTGGAGAAACCAGGGAACCGCGCTTGTTTGCGAGGTATGTAAAAAGCCTATGCCGTTCTCGCTTTATAAGAAGATAAAGGAAGCTTACGGCTTCGCATGTTGCAGTAAAGAGTGCAAGGAGAAATATCTTGCAATGCAAAGCGAAAAGGCGGAAAAGCCCGAAGAAAAGCCAAAGAAAGCCGCTAAAAAGGCGGAAGAAAAGGCGGAACAAAAATGATACAAACACGAGCGGCGGCGTGGTTGTAAATATAAAAAGGTAAATGTATTTGTGGTCGGTTGCCCGCCGCAAAAGACCGCAAAGAACAACAAAGGAGCGAATATGAATAAAGCGGAAAAGCCCGCATTTACGGACGAAATGAGAGCCAAGCTCAATTCAATGGTACGGCTTTTGTACAAACGTTTTTACACAAAGCAGGAGCTTATGGAGATATACAACGTCGGCGAACGTCAGATAAGAATGATGATAACGGCGATATCTCACAAGCTTCCGGTAATGTCAACGAGCGGCACGAATAACGGCTATAAGATAGCCACAAACGCCGAAGAACTCGAGCTTGTGGAGAATTCATGGGCGGAGCTGTCAAGCCGTATAGAAGAGCTTCAGAAGCGCATATCGCCCCTCATAAAATTTCGAGACAAAATAAAATACGGAGTAAATTAAAATGAAACTTGAAAAGAGCAAAGAAAAGAAAGAAGGCTTCCACATTACTATTACCGACCTTACGACAGGCGAAAGCATCCCGGTGGAAGAGCGGGAAGGAATTTTGGCCGTTGGGAAAGGCAGTATGAGCAACGGCTACCGGATTTCCACGCTGCTTGCTTTGGCGGAAAAAGAGGGAAAGGCTATCCGATTCTGCTTTGAAGGGCTTTCCCTGCAGGTATCGGTTGAAGA